CCTGTATTCTAGTAATAGCAACTTAAACACCTTTTCGGTTCGCACTGAATGAAAGTTGAAAACTGGCCCATTACCAAGCCCATTCCGTATTCACGCAATCCAAGGCGCAATGAAGGCGCAATTGCTAAAGTTGCTGGTTCACTGAAGGAATTTGGTTGGCGTCAGCCAATTGTAGTGGACACCGAAGGCGTCATCATCGCAGGACACACCAGATTGCTGGCTGCTCAGAAGCTAGGCTTGTCTCAAGTTCCGGTTCATATTGCGACTGACCTTTCACCGCAACAAATCAAAGCCTATCGACTCGCTGACAACCGAGTGGCGCAAGAGGCTGAGTGGGACATGGACTTGCTGAAACTTGAACTCAGCGAGCTGGACGAAGAAGGCTTTAGCCTAGACCTGACCGGATTCAATGAAGACGAACTCGAAGCACTTCTGGCAGAAGGAACCGAAGACGGTTTGACGGATGAAGACGAAACACCAGAAGTCGAAGAAGAAGCCATCACGCTAGAAGGCGACCTCTGGATTCTAGGCAAGCACCGATTGCGTTGTGGGGACTCAACACAAGACAAGCACGTTTTGCATTTACTAAACGGTAAATCGATTGATTTAGTTTGCACAGATCCGCCTTATTGCAGCGGAGGGTTTCAAGAGTCTGGAAAATCTGTTGGTTCAGTTGGAACCGATGCAGCGCACAAAATGATTGCGAACGATACGCTTTCAACTAGAGGCTACATTGCCTTGCTAAAAACCAGCTTCGCGCAGTTATCACCTAAGTTTCTTTACGCATTCACCGATTGGCGAATGTGGACTTACCTTTTTGACATTGCAGAGTCATCAGGATTTGGTGTGCGCTCAATGATAGTTTGGGACAAAGGAACGCCAGGAATGGGCAGAGGTTGGAGAGCGCAACATGAATTAATTTTGTGGGGTTGCAAACAAACGCCACCGTTTGAAAAAACATTCGGAGGGCATGGCAATGTGCTTCAAGCCAAAAGAACTGGCAACAAACTTCATACAACTGAAAAGCCTGTTGATTTGATTGAGTCCTTGATTAAAAACGTCCCGTTTGTCAGTGCTGTTGCAGACCCATTTAATGGTAGTGGCACAACATTGATAGCATGTGAAAAACTTAACAAGTCTTACTTTGGGATGGAACTAGACACACTTTATGTTGACGTTGCCGTCAAGCGTTGGCAGCAGTTCACAGGCAAGGAAGCAATTCTGGAAAGTAGCGGCAAAACCTTTGCGGAAGTCGAAGCAGAGAGGAAAGGTTGAGTGAACAAACCGCACCAGTGGCAGCGGTTGCAAAAATCTGCAATGTCACAGATCGAAGAATTCAGCAGTTGGCAAAAGAAGGAATTATCCCCAAGCCGGAACGCGGACGTTATCCGCTTATCCGTTGTGTCACTTCCTACATTCAGTATCTGCAAGCTAGGCTGGACGGCATTGGAACAACTGCGCCAAATATTGAAGACGCCAAAGCCCGAAAAATTGCGGCAGAAGCTAGGCTGGCTGAAATTGAATTAGCAAATGCCGAATTTGAAACCATTGCAATAAAAGATCATGCAAAGGTTATTGAAAACATTGCAGAGATTATTAAAGCCAAACTGATTTCGTTGCCAACCTTGCTAGCTCCAACTCTAGCAATGGAAACCAATCAAGCGGTTTGTCAGTCAAACTTGGAAGAACATGTCCATGCAACCCTTGGAGAACTTGCAAGAATCCTTTCAGACAACAGAGAACGCCTGGAAGAAAGAGCAGAAGGCGCGAAAGCTATCAGCAAAGCACTTCCTACCTCCTCCCAAACTAAACATCAGCCAGTGGGCAGAAGCCGAAAGGCGACTAAGTCCAGAGGCGTCAGCAGAACCAGGACAGTGGCAAAATAACAGAACGCCTTATCTAATCGGAATCATGGAAGCCGTTTCAGATCCAGCAGTTTCTGAAGTGGTGGCAATGTGTGGAAGCCAGCTTGGAAAAACGGAAGTTTGTTTAAACATTTGCGGCTATCACATGGCGCATGATCCAAGTCCAATTCTGGTGGTTCAACCAACCTTGGAAATGGCGCAGGCTTGGAGCAAGGACAGACTCGCGCCAATGTTGCGCGACACTCCAACTCTTCAAGGGAAAGTCGCAGATCCGAGAAGCCGAGACTCTGGAAACACCACTTTGCACAAGTCCTTTCCTGGCGGACACCTTACGGTTTGTGGTGCCAACTCGCCAAGCTCGCTGGCTTCACGCCCAATCCGAATCGTGCTTTGTGATGAGGTGGACAGGTATCCAGTAAGTGCAGGCGCAGAAGGTGATCCGGTGGCACTGGCTCGCAGACGTTCTGCAACTTTTTGGAATCGCAAAATTCTTCAGGTATCCAGCCCAACCATCAAAGACCAATCACGCATTGAGGCTGCATACAAACGAAGTGATAGAAGGCAGTTCTGGATTCCATGCCATGCTTGCGGAGAGTTCCAGACGTTAGCGTTTCGACAGGTTCGCTGGCCTGAGAATGAGCCAGAGAATGCAAAATATCACTGTGAACACTGTGACGAGCCTTGGACAGACGCCCATAGAATCAAGGCTTTGCGTTTTGGCGAGTGGCGAGCCGAAAGGGACTTCAAAGGAACAGCAGGCTTTCACCTCTCTGGTTTGTACTCGCCTTGGCAGACGATTGCTGAAGCAGCTCAAGAATTTGTAGTTGCCAAACAGTCCGCCCATACCTTGCAAGGTTTCATCAACACCTTTTTAGCCGAATCTTGGGATATGACGAATTCACAAGAGGAAATCCCTTACGAATACCTGTTTGCCAGAAGAGAATCCGGCTGGAGCGATGGCGAGAAAACCGCACCAAATGGGATTGGGATCATTACCGCAGGCGTTGACGTTCAAGATGATCGTTTATGCTACGAAATCGTAGGTTGGGGTAAAGGTGGCGCGAGTCCAGAAAACTGGTCACTTGAGTATGGGACTATTTACGGTGATCCAAGCAGCCGCGAACTCTGGGAAAGGCTGGATGCTATGCTAATGCAAGGCTATACTTTGGAAAATGGCAAGGAACTCGCCATTTCAGCAGCATGTATTGACTCCGGTGGACACTACACGCAATCGGTTTATGCGTTCTGTAGGCCGAGAGAAGGCCGCAGAGTCTTTGCTATCAAAGGCATGGGGCAGGAAGGCCGTCCAATCGTAGGGAAGCCAAGCCGAAACAACATTGGCAAGGTGAGGCTTTACCCGATTGGGACATTTTCTGCGAAAGAGCAGATTTTTGCTCAACTTAGGATTGAAGAAAAAGGCCCAGGCTTCTGTCATTTCCCAATGTCGAGAGATCGAAGCTATTTTCTGGAACTTTTAAGCGAAAGACTCGCCACCAAGCACTCAAAGGGCTATGCAAAACGCGAATGGATCAAAACCAGAGAGAGAAATGAGGCGCTAGACTGTCGAGTGTATGCACTTTCAGCCTTAGCGATTCTGAACGTCAAAAACTTGGATAAGCTGACGAATAAAATCAACGAAATCGAAGAACCTCCACCACCTGTGCCGGAAGTGGATGAACCGCCAATGCGGAGGAACCGCCTTCGTATGCCAAAACGCTCTTGGATCAATGGATTTTAATGAAAAGACCACCAAGAATGCCGTATATCACACCAAAGGAACTACAAGCCTTACTCGACATCAGCAAAAGCACAGCTTACCGATACTGTGAAAGTGGGTTGGTGCCGAGCTATCGTGTTGGAGGAAGGTGGCGAATCGAAAGCCGCAGCGATTACTTGCAATATCGCTAAATTCCCAAAATTCCCAAAATTCCCAAAATTCCCCATGAACTTTTGCTTTTGCGCTAAACCTAGCGCATGGCAATTGATCAATTTGACCGCAATAACTACCCCACAACTGAGCCGGAAACCTTAATCGCTGGAGCCTTCTGGACATGGAGGCGTGACGATCTGGCGACACCTTACCCTATTGGCTCTTACTCTCTCAGCTACAACGCTCGACCTCACGGTGGCGCTACCGAAATCAGCTTTAGTGCCACTGAAGCAGAATCCACCTATTTGATTGAAGTCCCTTCTGCCACTACTGCCGGATATGCGCTAGGCACTTGGCATTGGCAAGCCTACATCATCCGCACCTCTGATTCTGAAAAAGTTCTAGTTTCAGACGGTTATTGGGAGATTGTTGGAGATTTCGACACCTCGACAGCAGATCCAAGAAGCACTGCTGACTACATGGTTGTGTAC